GGCAGTGGACAAAACGTAAATCATTCGTAAAAGTAGAAAATAACAATTATAGATCACCTTTGGGCAAGAAGAACAAATCACCTCGCATGATTCAGGGTGCCACACCTGAGTTCATATGTTTAGTGGGACCGTGGATAGCGGCATTGCAGAAACGCTGGAAACGCGATCTTGGTGTTAAAAACTTTGCCTGTTTTTCGTCGGGTGTATGTGCTAAGAAACTAGCAACAAAGCTGTGCGACGCAGTTGGAGCCATAGGTGAGAATGACGTTACCTCGTGGGACGTGTCTAATTCATTACCGATGGCCGACGCAGAAGTACGGTGGTGCGATAGTTTTGGCATACCAATAGCAACTAAACAACTAATGAGAGGCAACATAGTCAAGCATGGTAAAACAAGTAAAGGAATTAAATACAGAATAGGTGGCATCAGAGCATCAGGTGACCCATTTACATCATTATTCAATACTGTTCACAATTTATTCATGCATATATTCATTATCATGACTCACAACGGCTGGACCTGGCAGCAAGTTAGTGAGAAACTGGTGATGGTCGCAAACGGTGACGACAATGCGATGATTATAGATGTTGCTAATAATAACCAAATTCCGGATTTTAGAGCTCAATTTTTGCTATTGGGGTTCGAATCCAAATTCATTTTACGTAGTACAATATACGAACTTGAATACTGCTCCAACCGAGTATACCCTGTTAATGGAGGCCATGTGTTTGGGCCGATGCCAGGCAAGGTAATGTGCAAATTCGGTTATCTTATTGATCCACCCAAGAATGTCACACGCGGTTCTATAATGCGTGGTGTAGCACTTGGTCTTATGCCTGCATGTTATCATATAGCACCTTTGCGTGCTTTAGTAGAGGCAGTGTTAAAACTTACCGAGGGATCAGTAGCGTATTATAGCAAATACGAGGAGTGGAAAATGCAATATAGGAAACAGCAAGAGGTGCCAGCAACCATGGCTGCAATAGGAGATACATATGGGTGGTCGTATAGTCTGCAATCAGAGTTTATTAAAGAGATTGGAAACCTCACTCTGGGAAGCAGTACAGATTTACCCCTGTGGAACTTTCTGTGCAGTCGTGATGCTGGACACCCCTCGCATTAGTACTAAAAGCGCGGTGCGCTAAAACACCTAGTTCTACTAGTTCAACTATAGCCAATGAACTGGCAACGTCTTGAAAACGTTGACTCTAACCAACCGAGGAACGGCTGTCTGAATGGGTGCACATGACTCGCTAAGGGGTGTGTATTTAGGTCAGGTGCTGGGAGAAAGCGACCGAAAGTTTTCTAGTATCCTGAGTCGGGGAAGTTAAAGGTATTCCGTCTAAATCCTGTTGCGTGGATTGACAGAAATTATCTGTGGACCATAAAGTGCTCTTACAGTTGTCAAACAACGGCCTCCCTAGCAACAAAATAGGTCTAACTTCAAAATGTCGTCTGAAAC